AACGATAAGTGATTTATGTATCAATCCAGCAAACGGAGATGTGTTTATTGTAGGTCAATTTACACAAGTAGCGGGATTGGGTAGAACAAGAATAGCACAATTCAATAGTGCGGGTGTCCTTCAAGCAAATAATTTCGGTAGTGGTTTTCCAGCAAACCCCTTCTATTGTTTCTTCAATACAAATGGAAACCTAATTGTAGCGGGAACATTTACCACCTATAATGGAATTGCCGCAAACAGAATTGTTGAATTGAACTCTACTACTTGGGCGAATACTGCTCTATGGGGAACTGGTGGTAGTGTTGGTATAAATGGTATATTCCAAAATACTACAAATGGGGATTACATTATTGTAATGAACGCTGGAACAATAAACGGACAGACCAACGGATATGTTGGATTGTATGATGTTAATGGTGTTCGTATTACATCAACCACAGCATTACCTGTGGCAGCAATTCCTTATGGTGTTTATTACGACCAAACAAACGCTCATATTTACATTACATCAACTGCTTATGTGAATACTGGTTTGGGTAGATTTAACTATCCAAGTTTAACGGCAGATACGACATTTGTTTCCAATATGGGAACATATCTACCGATAAGCAATATCACTTTACAAGGAACTCAAAAGGTCATTGCTGTAGATACTTTTGCGAGAATATACAGAACAGGAGCATTTGTATTTATCAACGGACAGGGATACAATAGAATTGTAAGAATGTTAAACGACGGAACGATAAATACAGCATAAGAATATTTATAAGAATATGGAAAACCCAGAATCAAATCTAAATCTAAAATCTTTCACCATAGATTACCGCATCAATCGTCTTGATGTTAGGGAAAATATGGAAGTAGAGGTTAAAAATAAGCCTTGGATAATGTGGGGGAATGTTAATAATGACTACCCACAATTCCTTCTTCAAGTTAAGGAGAACTCACCAGTTCTCTCTGTTTGTATTGATTCTAAAGTCAATATGAGTTTCGGTGATGGTGTTGAAATTGAAGGTCTTGGAAATGTAATGGTGAATAAATATGAAACAATTTCAGAGTTATATTACAAATTACTATATGACTTTTGGATTTTTGGAGGTTGGGCGACCGAGACAATACCCAATCGGGATTTCACAGGAATAGAAAGTATCTATCACTTACCTTTCCAAAACATCCGTGTTGGTAAAAAGGATTTCGACGCACACGATAGGGAAATGGACTGGTTCTATTATTCTGATTACTGGCAGATTCAGAATATGTCGGCAAAAAAAATTACCAAGTTTCACGGATTGGATTTAGATAGAAGAGGTGAGGCTCGTCAAATCTATTATTGGAAACAATATTCCCCAAGTGATAATAGACACTACCCAATCACTCCATTCCAAAGTGGGGTAAATGCTTCTGTATTGGAAGCAGAGATTTTTGACTGGCATAAAAGGAACATCGCTACATCACTTATGCCGAATCTTTTTGTGTCTCTGATAGGTTCTCCTACACCAGAGGAAAAAGAACTCGTCTATGACGAGCTTTTGAGGTCGTATCAAGGTAAGACAGGTCAGAAGGTTATGCTCGCATTTAGTGATACTCCTGAAGGGAGACCAGAGATACAAACAATTTCAAATACAGGGAATGATAGTTTTTATACAGAGGTTCTACAAATGTGCGTCCAAAGTATCCTAACCGCAAATCAAATCTCGAGCCCTCTTTTGTTGGGAATCCAAACATTCGGGAGTAATCCATTTTCACAAAACGCAGAGGAACTCGTGGTTGCTACAAAACATATGATGGAAATGGTAATCAAGCCAGGATTAAAAAAGGTTAATATGGCACTTGAGGGTCTATTAGCGTTGAAATACAATCGTCCTGTAAAAATTATAAACAAACTTGTAATACCCGATTTTCAATAATGGCGTATGTATATTATATTGATGAGAGTTATGTAAGGGAAAACCTCCCTGTTGAATATTCTCTGTTGAGTGGAAACATCAAACCAGCACTTAACCAAGCACACCTTATAAATGTTATGGATTTGGTTGGTGATAGAATGTTTGCCGAGATGAATAGATTGATTACCACAGGAGACATCAATCAACCTCAATACGCAGATTGGAAACTTGTATTGGACGAATATCTACAGAATGTAGTATTGTATTGGACGGGGGTTTATCTAACGAATAACCTCTTGGCGAAATACGCAAATCGTGGTCTCCAACAAGAGAATAGTGAGTTCTCAAATCCTGTTGATTTATCTGTTTGGAGAACCTTGAAAAATCAAATGGAGGATTTAGCTTCCTACTACTCACAAAGAGCAAATGATTTCCTTTATTGGAATCAAAACCTATATTATCCATTCTATACCTATATGGTTAATGACGGATTACAACCCGCAGACCCTCGTGAGAAGATGCGTGCTGGTGGATTGGTTCTTGGTCGTAGAATGAGATATTCTTGGAATAACCACTGCTGGTACTGAAAATTATGTATGACTATTTACCTGAATATCGTAGAGGAGAATCGCTTGCGGGATATGTATCTCGGTGTAGAGGCGGGCGTTTGCTTACCTCCGCAGTTCCTTCCATTACCGATAGAGGAAATATCTGTCAAGACCACGCAGAACAATCTCGCATTTTGTTGAGACAACCCTTCCAACAAAAAAAGAAATAAGATTTGATTTTTTTCATTTTGTCGTATATTTATTATTGTCCTTCGGGGACATTATTAAATTACACAAAACAAAATGGGACGACAAAAATTATCACCAACTCAAGTAAGAAGAATTAAAATCTTACTTGATACTCGTGAGGAGAACGGAAAGAAACTCTACACTCACGAACAAATCGCAAAAAAATATAAAGTTGGACGCTCGGCAATCAGTAAGATTTGGGCGGGTATGAAAAATCCTATGGCATCAAATGCTCGTTGGTCTGATATTGAAGTAGAGGACTAATGAGTAATTTTTTTATACAATACAGACCCTATCAAGGGTTGGATACTATTGAACGCTTACTAATGTCGTGGATTATTGGATTACACGACAATAAACAAACTATTTGTTTTTCTAATCAGTATGCTGCGAAGGTTGTTGAAACCTCTGACCGAACCATACGAACCAAAATCAACTCACTCGTTGAGAAGGGTTATATTAAAACGCACATCACTCCTACGAGAAGATTCATTCAAGTAATCAACATTCCAACCCTTGAAGACATCAGAATTGATTTGTGTGATTTGGATGAACCGACTCAAACAGAGGGTGGAAATAACTTCCACCCCCCACAGGAAAATATTTCCATAGGGGAGGAAATAGTTTCCATAGGGGAGGAAATAGTTTCCATAGGGGAGGAAATAACTTCCACAAATATAATAGATTATAAACTAGATTATAAACTAGAAGATATAATAGTTAGTGCTAATACACAAAATCCATCTCAACAAGAGGAAGATGATTTAGAGTTATTTACCTTTATGTTTGTTGAGTTTAATGAACCCGATAAAGAGTTTGATGTGTTGTATGACTATTGGAAAAATAAACTATCACCTCAAGAACAAATGAACGCAGTGAAATACTCTTCTAACTTCAGAAAATATTGTGAGAAGAAAAAATGGAGTAAAAGTATGTATTGGTATTTCAAGGAAAAAAAGTTCAACTGGTCTTCAATTCGCAACTGATATAGAATATATTTATGGATGTTCGTGTTTTATACTGGAGGGGGCACCCAATCTTTATCCCATTTTGATTGGACGACATACTTGCTTTCTTTTTTATTTTGTTAATCCGCCCCCTCCTTTTTTTTAATTTCAACTGATATGGAAAATAACGATGAGATGCTCGTTCGAAGAAAACGAATAGATGAAAATGGTGAATGGGAATACGAATGCCGTGAATGTGATAGATGGCTCCCAAAAGACAAGTTCAAGGGATGTAAGACCTTTGTGGATGCGTATGGTAATTGTTTGATGTGTGCCTCTTGTAGAAGCAAAAAAGCAAACTCAAACAAACTAAAGACAGAGACAGAATGGAAGGAATATATCCTAACGAACATCGGATTTTATAATTTCCCTGATTCAGAAAGTTTTATGAATCATTTGATGGAAAAGCATCAAAATAAGAAAAGGTAATATTTATTGGGATGGAATATCTAATTCAAGGATTACTTACAATCATTTCAACCTTTGCTGGTTATTTGTGGGGTTCAAGAAGAAACAACGCTGAAACAGACAGCATCGTTATTGAGAATGTGAAAAGCATATTGGAGGTCTATTCTCAAACCATAGAATCACTAAAGGAAGAAATTAAAGAACTCAAGGACAAGATTGATGGATATGAAAAACAGATTGAGTCCCTCAACAAAGAACTTCACGAGTTCAGAAAAGAAATGAAAAAACCTGTATGAAGATTAAAAACGAACTACTTGAGGTTGATGTAAATGATTTGTTTAATCTTTCCGTAGATGAAAGAAAAAGGCTAATTGAAATAGCGGCTGATGTCTTGATAGACCAAGTTCTATTCTTATCTTATAGACAAGAAAAAACTTTTATAAAAACACTCAACGAAGTATTAGCACAAATAGATTTTAATTTGTCTGTAGAGAGACAAAAAGAAAATTATGAACTCTGCTATTACTACGAGGAATTGATGTGGGGAGTTAAAAGAAAAATGGAAGAAATTAAAAATATTAAATAAAGTGTGTTCGTGTAAATTAACCCCACTACAGAGAGTGGAAAAGAGGATACAGAGTTCAGGATGGACTCGTTTAGCCAATAGTGAATTAGGACTGGTTGATATTTTCATTCAACAGAAATTAGGTTCATATCCACAAACTCCATCAGAGAGAATAGAAATGTATAACAGAGCAAAAGCTCTTTAACCCTCAAAACATACTGCCATTTCGTTTGGGGGTTTATATGGAAGGGGAGGAGATATTAAAAGTCCTCCCCTTTATCTTTTCTTAAAGTTCCATATATTTATACTATAAAGAAACGAACTATGAAACAGATTAGATTTTGGGGGCAACCTATGGGAAGCACCGAACTCACCACAACCATATCAGAAGAGGTATGGACTTCAATTAGAGAAAGATTGGATAATGGGGAAAATCTCAACACCATTTACCAAGAGTTAGTAGAGCAATATCACATAGAAGTCGGTATGACCCGTTTATTTGGGATTTACGAGGCTTTTGACTTCGAGGTGAGTGATTGTGATTGTGAGGAGGCAAAGAAGCGTCCTATCCAAGAAAACGAGGACTAATGGTTGGGGCTTATAAGTTGGACGAATATCAGGTGGCTCAAATCAGAAATCTATTTGAGAATACCAAACTTAATAATCAACAAATCGCAACGATGTATGGGGTGTCTCGTCCTCATATTAGTTTGATTAGAAGTGGAAAGAGGTGGAATCCCAAAGAGAGGAGTTATGTCTCGAAGAAGGAATTGGAGATGGAAATGAAGAATGATTCTGTTAGGATGATAGAAAAGATATATGTTGCCGTAGAGAAGGAATATTCTTTTTGGGAACTGGTTAGAAAATTACTTACTAAATTGTTTTAGTTTGTTTGTTTTGTTGTTTTTTGATTTGGAGGAAAAATATTTCCTCTTTTTTTTTGCCAGTCCAAAAACTCGTTGTATCTTTGATGAACTAAAAATAACACACGAACAAAATGACAAAGAATCACTCAACCCTGATGAACGACCCTGAATACAAAGAAGCCTTCTTTATGTATTTCAATATGGTAGGTCGTAATAAACGATACGCAAACATCTACAAAAAAAAGATGGAAAAAATTGAAAAGGCTTTTGTCGAAACTAACTAATATTTGATAGATGATAAAAAGTCCCCAAAGGGACTTGACTTTTTCTATAGATGATTATATTTATAATATAAACAATAGAATATGAACGACAAAAAAATAATGGAGATAGAGCAGATGATTATATCAGCTTACACAGAAAGACCCGAAACCATTTCTAACAATAATGTTCTATGGGC